CGATAAACTCTAATTGCTACTGAACTTTTAGGTGCTCCACTAGCTTCTTGTGTGCCAGTTTCACCACTTCCGTCAGCAGTAAAGTTAATTTGAGTAGCATTGGCTAGTTCGAAATTTGTTGTTGCGACCTGATTAAGGCTTACCTTAATATCAGTGTCTTCTAAATATGGGAATGTGAAGGAATACAGTCTGGTGGTACCGTTTCCTGTGTAGTTATTTTCAATTGTATAAGCCATAGTTACCGATTAACCATATCAAGGATTTGTTGGGATTCATCGAGTTGTTGGCGGCTCAACTCAGGACGTTTACTTCTATTATAATCTGCAGCATTTTGTTTTCTACGTGCTCTTATCATATCTTGGACATCTGGGTTAGTTTGTATAGTAGCCCATGCTTTTATCCTAGCTCTCTTAAATAAACGTTTAATAAGTTTATTATGATGATAAGTCAAAGGATTAACTTTCTTACGTCCCTCACGTAGATCTCTTTCCATCTGTTCTAAGGATTCCTGTACTTTAGAATCTTTACATAATTTATTTAATTTAGATTCTAAGTCTTGATCACCAATAGCTTTCTGGAATAAAGATCTTACTGAATTACTATCTCTCAATGAAGTACCATCAGGTGCTGTCATTGTAGATGTACGTAAATCAAAGTTACTACGGAATAATAAATGTCTCCCGTCAGATTGATTGAAGTTCAATTGAACTGGACTAATTGCATTAAACATCCTAGTAGGTACATCCCAATCTCTAATTGGTCTGCCTGTTAGAATATCATATTTAATAGGTAACTTATCATCACCTGCCATCTGTTCAAAGAAGAGGTTTCTATTCCTCATCTGATCACCAAAACCAGAATTCAATTCACGCATATGTGGTGTGATAATACGTCCTAGCTCGTTTCTAAGACCAGCCATAGGCATAGTATTATTCATTAAACCTGCAGCTATCTTCTGTACTTTCTTAGGGTCATTACTGAATAAATCAGCTAATGTATCAAGTCCTTGTAAGTGTGTCTTAGAGACAATACCTTTAGCAAGTATTGCAGAATAACCAAGTAAACCAGTTTCTACCCATTCATCACCCATTAACTTTTGGTTATCACCTAAGTCAGCTATACCAGATAGCATTTGTGAGAAAGGTTCGAATGATTCATAGCTTATCCATGCATCACCTATTCTAATAGAACGAGGTACCCATCCAGCATCCATCCACACTTTCTTCAAAGTAACATCTGCAGGACCATTGCCTGTTAGATTACCATTTAGATAATGTTGACTTGCCATAAATATAACACTACCACCTAATGCTAATCTACCATTCTGTAGAGCTTTAGCATTAGCTAAATCTTGTGCATTTTCAATACCATACTTAGCAACCTTACTTAAATCCTCTGGGTTAGCAAAAGCTATATCATTAAACTCTCGAACGAAGAAGTTTAAACCAGGCACATGCTTCATAGAAAGCTCTAATCCATTGATACCAGTTCTAGCAAATAGATAGAAAGGTTTCAATGCAGGATTCTTACTAAATAATTCATCCATGGATTTTCCAAACCCACTGATATCCTTACTTAAAGTAGCTTCTCCTCTAGCATACGCAAGCATATTATCATTAATTACACCTGTAGAAGAATCAAATATTTCACCATATAATCTATTTTCATATTCCTTGAAGAAGGCAGGAGTGACATCAGGTAATAAACCATCACCTGCAGCATCCCATGCATACGTCATAGCTTTCTCTTTAGCCCTAGCTCTAGCTAGAATCATAGTGAAAGCATCATCAGTAGCTGCCATCAACTTAGTTGAATAAGTTAAGAAGTTATTTTGGTTAGCAGCACGTGCTAAATTAGTAGTACGATATGCAGCTTGTTCTCCTAGAGTACCTCTAGTTTCAGCCCAATGTCCTACTAAATCCCAGTGCTCATCAGCAAGTGTGTACTCTTGGAATCTACTTTTAATTGTATTTATATCTCCAGCCCAATAGCTACTTAATCTACTTTGGAAATACTTCCAAGATTCAGGTATAGATTGTACCATAGCATTTGCAGAACCTAAAGCAAGCTTCATCTGAGATGCATCTGTACCTCCAGTATATGCATAACGCATCACACCTCCCATTAGTTGAGACATTGGTCGTGTGAATACAGCTGTAGAAGTACCCATAATGGCTCTCAGAGGAGTCTTAGGACCACTTAAGATACTATTTATCATAACACCCTGAAGTTCTTTTATAAGAGCTCCTGTTTGTTTAGATCCATCCGCTAGGGTTGTACCTAAAAGTTTGTTATGCATAAAGTTATCGAAGTCTGTCCAGTTATGGATCTTATTTGACATAGAGAATGCTTCTAATACAGCATGTAGGAAGTCATCACTAGGAGCTTGCCTTGCCATATCAAACATCATATCAACTTGATTCTTAGTTGTACCATGCATTTCAACTAGAGCATCTTCAACCATACGTTTACCACCTTTTTGTGATAACATATTTTGATACGCTTCACTAGCTAAGAATCTAGATCTCTTAGTCATCTCCATTCCAACAATTAGATTGTCATGAATAGATTTAAGAGGACCATCAAGATCATTAAGATCTGCTATATCAACAAGTTCTCTAGCAACCATCGCTCTGTCACGTAATTGCTTTATCAAAGAACCTTGTATTAAATCAGCAGCTAAGATGTTCTGTTGTTGCCATGCGTCTTTACCACCGATAGAATCTAGTTGTTTATTCAATGGTCCCCAGAATTCTTCTGGAGTTAAGTCACCAGCATCACGTCCACCAATTACTTCTTGCATTCTTTCAAATGCTAATCCATAATGATCTTCTAAACTCTTACCTTGCTTTTGTAGATTCTCCATTAATACTTTGAATCTAGTATCTCCAATCAGTTCTTTAACAATACCAGGTGTTATACCCTTCTTACCTAAACCATTTTGAGCTAAAGATTCAGCTGCAGCAGGTGTGATTAGACTATCAGTAGAGCCCATTTCTGCTCCCCACTCTTTATCTACTCTCCAAAGATCCTTCCATACTGTCCAAGGGTCTCCAGATGAGTTAGGATTACCTTGCCATGGATCAGCCATATTCTTATTCTTAGAACCACGGAATCCTGGTTCTTCTAATTCTACAGTAGCTTTCTCAATAGTCTGGGATTCTATACTATTATTGCGATCTAATATCTTTCTAGCAGCTCTTTCAACATTATCTTCTGGAGGATTCCAACTCCTATATCTACCACTACGATCTGATTTAGCTACTTTCTGCATCTCAAACATCTGTTGATCAGCATCTAATTTATTAAAATCTACCCCTTTATTAAAGAGTTTCTGTGTAGTAGCAGCTCTTAAGTTTTTATCAATTAAAACTCTAGCAGCATCTTCTGCTTTTGCTTGACGAGAAGCTTGGACTTTATCAACAGCTTTGATAGCGTCACGATCTGTTTTACCAACTACCTTTAACTTATTACGTGCTCTACCTATACCTTGCCATGCAACGTCAGCTACAACACCGATTCCTAATCCTTCACCTACATTCTTAAGTGTTTTAAGTGCAGGGTGATCTGAATCTTTAGTAGTAAGAGGTGTATCAATAAAACCAAATCTATCTCTCATCACCTGTAAACCATTGGAATCTTGAGAATATTCTGAGAATAAGTCAGACACCGCACCAACAGAAGCACCTCGTACAATAGTGTTGCCACTTAATACAGTTGCTCTTGTAGCTGCTGACAGCATACCTGTTCCCTTACCTATCCTACCAGCCCATCCAAAGACAGGTATAGCCATAGTACCAAAGTGTACACCACCTCGTATTAAGCCACCCCACCATGTTTTAGTTTCAGGGTTTAAATCATGTCCTAATGGATTCCAATCAGGTGTGTAACCACCCTCTTCTTTTGACTCTCTAGCCATTTCACCAGACGCCATATCAATGATACGTTCTGGTGCAGTTAATATAGAACTAAGTGTATCTCTACCACCGCCGACTATAGCGTTACTAAGTTCTTTTACATTCTCTTTAAAACCAAATTGATTAGCTTCTTTAGCACCGTGTGAATCTTCTTGTTCAGCTTTACGTTGCTCTTGATCTTTAGCTTCTATAGCACCTGCTTGTTCTTCTTCTTTAACTTGTTCAGATAAAGTAGAATGAGCTTCAGTAATATTATCTATAGATTGGTCTAGTCTTTCTCTATCTACTTCAGGCATTATGCAACCGCTCCAAATATAGTCGGAAATAACTGCCCTTCAAGGTCAACACCATTAGGAGGTTTCCTGTGATTAAAGTACCAAGATCCGGTAGATCTATTCCTGTTCTCGGCTCTGGATATAAGTGTTTCGGGTAGTTCACCATCTGTAACATTGGTTTTAAAAAATCTGTTGAATTTAGATAGTGATGGAAATTTAAATATTAACTGTTTGTCTGTATAATCACTATCTCTAACATCTTTTACAATATTAGGTTCTGGTAAATCCTTACCTGTTGCAGCTTTATACTGTTTAGCAGCAAAGTCCCAGGCAGACATACCTG